CCGAGAAGGAGAGGAAAGGGTGAGCACGATCTGGACCGAAGTGGTCAAGGAGCTGGCGCAACCCAAGGTCCGCCTGACTATATCCGAGTGGGCTGAGAGGTATCGCGCCATCCCGAAGGGGACCAGCCCGGAGCCTGGCCGGTGGCGAAACGAGCGTGTCCCTTATCTGATCGAGCCCATGGATGCCTTCTCTGATGTTCGGGTTGAAGAAGTAAACTGCATGATGTCCTCCCAGGTGGGCAAGACCGAGATCATCTTGAACACCATTGGGTATTATGCCTCCCATGAACCTTCCCCGATACTTGTGGTCCAGCCCAATCAGCAGATGATGGGAGCCTTCTCCAAGGAGCGAGTGGCCCCGATGTTCCGGGATTCCCCCGGATTGCGTGGGAAGCTCGATGAGGGCACAGAGGGCCGGACCTCCTCCCGGAAGAGTTCCAATACTATCAACGTCAAGCACTTCCCTGGCGGCTTCTTGGCCTTCGCCGGTAGTCAGGCCACCTCTGGCCTTGCCACCCGGCCTATCCGGATTGTCCTGCTGGATGAGGTGGACCGTTACGAAGCCACCAAGGAAGGGGACCCGATCAAGCAGGCCGTCCAGAGAGCGGAGAACTTCTACAACCGAAAGATCGGGGCCGTGAGCACTCCCACTATCGAGGGTGAGAGCAAGATTGAGGCCCGATACAACCGCTCTGACAGGCGCCTGTATTGGGTCCCTTGTGTCCATTGTGGAACTATGCAGACGATGGTCTGGGAGAATGTGATCTGGGATGAAGGCAGGCCGGAGACTGCGGCCTATATGTGTCCCCATTGCCACGGAGTAGTGAGGGAACGACAGCGGAATGAGATGATCGCGCAAGGGGCCTGGATTCCTCAAAATCCTGAGTCCCCTATCCGGGGCTACCATATCAATGCCCTTTACAGCCCTTGGTCCCGCTTTGCGAACCTGGCCCGAGAGTGGGTGGATGCCGTAGAGAGCGGGGACCGGGATTTGATGATGGCTTTCGTGAACCTCAAGCTCGGGTTGCCGTGGCGTAACATATCCGTCCGAGCCGAGGAGTCGGAGATACTTGGAGCCCGGACCGAATTGCCCGCACAGGTGGTCCCCGAGGAGGCTGATGTATTGGCCGCGGGTATTGACATGCAGAAGGACGGTTTCTGGTTCGTGGTCCGCGGCTGGGCCAAGGACTTCACGAGCTGGCTGGTCCATTATGGCTTCCTGGCTACCTGGGAGGACCTGGAGGAACTGCTTTTTGAGAACGAATACCCTATCCAGGGGAGCTCCGAGACGAAGAGAATCTGGCGGGCCGCCCTGGACACGGGTGGTGGAGCTCAGGAGATGGGCGGCGTCTCTATGACGGAGGCCGCGTATTGGTGGCTTCGCAAGAACGGCAAGGGCCGTGGGGCCAAGGTCTGGGGAGTAAAGGGATCGAGTGGCCGGATGGTCGAGAAGATCAGGCCCGGCCAGCCCTTGGACCGGACCCCGAGCGGTAAGCGCATCCCTGGTGGCCTACAGCTGGTGTTCCTGGACACGGATGAGCTTCTGGAGACGTTCCATTTCCGGCTGTCCCGCGCCCGAGAGGGGGATGATCCGGTGCAGGGAGCCTTCCTGCATGAGGAGGTTGGCGAAGAATATGCAAAGCATATAAGGTCCCATGAGCGGCAAACCAACAAAAAGGGGGTAGAGGAATGGGTAAAGGTCGGCAGGGACGATCACTTGCTGGACTGCGAGCTTTATTGCCATTCTGTGGTCGATCCTCAATGGCCCGGGGGAGGGCTAAACCTCTTGAAGAAGGGAAAGGCGGACCAAGGTGGAGGTCAAACTGCTAAGAAAAAGAAGGCCAAGGGGGCCCAGCGTAAGCCTGGGGGACAGGGCTCCTCTAAGCCTTCATGGTTTCACAGGAGGTAAGGATGGCGAAGCGAACCAAGAACGCCGAGAAGGAGAAAACCTCCCCTGAGGAGCAAGCCGTATCGGAGTCCACGGAGGGGAATGGAGATGAGGAAAGCCAAAATCAACAGGAGCAATCCGGATATGGCCCGTCGGAGGAAGGAGAGGCGCCGCCCCCCGAGGGAGAAGGAACCGAAGGAGAGTCCCCCGGAGAGGACCCCGAGGGAGACGGAGACGGGACCGGAGAAGGAGACGGAGGACCCGCTCCGGACCCCGGACCCGAGGAAGACCCGGAACCGGCCATAGAGGGCCGAAGGCTGGACGTCACCCAGACTGCCCGTAGGCTCAATTTGAGTCCGCGGTCCGTGTATAGGCTGATCCACAAGAAGTATCTCAAAGCGGCCAATTTTGGTCCCCTGAGGGGGATGCAGGTCTGGGAGTCCAGCGTCAGGGAGTATGAGCTCGCCCGAGAGGAAGAGGCCAAGGGCTCTTCCTGAGTCCAGGGCGTTGCCAGAGATGATCCAGAGGCCCGCCATCGTGGCGGGCCTTTTTTTATGTACTCTTGCCAATTTTGACATACCTCACTACCCTCCTCTTGATCTTGCCTGCCCGACCGGATAGTCTTTCAAGTAATAGCAAAAGGAGGATAGGACTTTGAGTGTCTGGACTGAAGAAGAACTGGACCAGCAGATCGAGGAATACAAGAGAGCCCTTTCTGCTTGCAGTAGAGCCCAGAGCTACACCATCGCGGGGCGGACATTGACCCGTGCTGATCTTCCCAAGATCAGGAGCCATTTGGAGTGGCTCAAGCGACAGAAGGAAGTCCTGCAAGGGTATCCGGGACCGATTAAGCGAAGGGGGCGACCGAAACGATGAGTAATGTCAAGCCTACCCTCCTCGACAGGGCAATCGGCCACTTCAGTCCCCAGAGGGGATTAAAGAGATATCAGGCGCGGATGAATTGGAATCTGCTTTCTTCCGTCAAGACCACAGCTGGGAGCTCTACCGGACCTATCGGGAATTGGCTTGTCCGATTCCTGGGGCGCAGGGAAGAGGATGAGTCCCGTGGAAGAGGCACCGCGAGGGCTCAGGACCTGGTGAACAATGACCCTCATGCGGCGAGTGTCATCGACTCGATGAGCATGAACATTGTCGGCACCGGGATTAAGCCGCAGGCCCGGCCCAAGCAGGAAGCCCTTGGCTGGTCTGATGAGGAGACACGGAAGTTCCAGAGGCAGGCTGAGTGGATCTTCGAGAAGTGGTCCGGATATGCCGACTCCCGTGGGATGCTTTCCTTTGACGAACTCCAGTTCCTCACGGTTCGCTCTCTGCTGGTAAGCGGCGAATATTTCCGGGTCCCTGTGATGCAGAGAGGGAGATATCGCCCCTTGAGCCTCGCCCTGCAAGGGCTCAGTCCCTTTAGAATCACCACTCCCGCCGATCATCAGCACGATCCTCAGGTCCGGCAAGGTGTCTGGCTGGACTCACAGGGCCGGGCGAGGCGTTATTTCGCCTACGATCCTCCCCCAAATGTTCAGCCTGTCCCTGGAGGGACGGGGCCGGCTGGCCCCAACGGGGCCCCGGACATACATTTCCGTAAGTTCCCGGCCTGGGTCCATCCCTTGCGGCCGGGAATGATTCATGGGTTCATCCAGAAAGAGGAAGAGCAAATCCGGGGGAGCTCCATCCTGACCCCTGCGATGAAGATGTTCCGGGACCTGTCCGACTACTTCGACTATGAGCTCGTGGGGGCCATTGTGGCCTCTTCCTTCCCGGTCTGGATCGAAACCGAGACCCCGAAGGAGACTGCCAAGGTCTACGAAGAAGAGGACGAATCGGAATCCCAAGAGGAGAGCCAATACCAGGAAGTGGAGCCCGGCCAGCTCATGTATGGTAATTCCGGAGAGAAGCCGCATCTTTTGAAACCGGAGAGGCCGACCAACACCTTTGGGGAGTTCACTGAGAAAGTCTTGCGAGCCCAGGGCGCCTCTGTCGGGATGCCCTACGAGGTGATCAGCAAGGACTTTTCCAAGACGACCTATTCGAGCGCCAGGGCGGCCCTTTTGGAGGCGGACCGGACGTTCCGGACATATCGCCATCATTTCACCCAGGGATTCCTCCAGCCTACGTGGGGAATGGTCCTGGAAGAGGCATGGCTTCGCGGCAAACTTGAGCTCCCTCAGAGTGGCCCCGACTTCTATGAAGCGTTCGATGAGATCACCAGATGTGCCTGGATTCCTCCTCGCAAGGGTCATGTGGACCCCGTCAAAGAGACGCAATCCGAGGTCAAGGGCCTCAAAGAGGGGACCTTGAGCTTTGCCGAAGTGCTACATGATAAGGGTGGAGATTGGGAGGAACACTTCCAGCAACTCAGGCGTGAGCAGGACAAGGCCCAAGAGCTTGACCTGAACATGGGGAGATATCAGGGGACTTCCTCCTCTTCATCCCAAACTGGAGGGGAACAATAATGCCTTTTCGCGGAGAACATGCTTGCCGCCTGGTGGACCCGGATAGCTGCAAGAAAAACAGCTTTCGCCGGGTGAACAATGACCGGGAGCACGAAGGGAAGCCCTACCATGTGGTCTACGCCACCAAGAAGGGCGACGATTCCCAGGTTGAGCAGTCCTATCGGTATCCGACCAAGTCGTGGAACGAGAGCGAAGCCCGTGAGCATTGCAGGGACCACAATGGTCTCCTGTTTGAGCCTGCGGCAGAACAGGGAGGAGCACTGGAGATGCCCGGAACCGAAACGTCACAGCCGGGAAGAGAGGCCCTGAAACGAAACGTGCATAACGCCCTGCATGAGTCCTGGGCGATAACCCAGAACGGCATGGACAGCATCTTCTCCATGGCCCGGAGGGCCGAAGAGGACCCGTCTGGGGTGCAGGGGATCATGACCGAGAGCGGAGCGCGCCCCCAGGGGACCTCCTTGACCGAGGTCCGGGGAGATGTGGCTGTCATCTCCATGATCGGGCCTATCTTCCACTATTCCAATATCCTGACGCGGGTCTTTGGCCTGCCCTCTACGGAGCAGATGGCCCAAGAATACCGTCAGGCCCTGGAGAGCCCTGAGATCAACAAGGTGATCCTGTGGGTGGATTCCCCCGGGGGACAGCTCGGAGGGCTCAGCGAGTTCGCCCAGCAGATATCCAAGGGGGCATCCAAGAAGAAAACTGTCGCCTATGTGGGCGATCTGGGGGCGTCTGCGGCATACTGGCTGGCTTCTGCGGCCTCTGAGATCGTGGCCGCGGACACTGCGGAGCTGGGTTCTATCGGTGTCGTGATGGCCTTGGGACGTCCCGCCGAGGACGACGATATCGTGGAAGTGGTAAGCAGTCAGAGTCCCCGGAAGAGGCCCGACCCCAACACCCAGGCGGGGCTTGATCAACTGCAGTCCCGCGTGGATGCGATCACCGAGGTATTCATTTCGGCCGTGGCCGGGAACCGCAATTTAAGCCGAGATCAGGTGACTACGCTCGGTGGCGATGTGGCGATTGCGTCAACCGCAATAAATATGGGTTTGGCCGACAGGCTGGGAAGCCTGGAAGGCCTGATTGAAGAACTTCAAAGCCAAAACGGTGGAGGGAATGGCATGAATATTACCGCAGATGGAATCAAGCAGGAGAACCCGGAGGTCGCCCAGGAGCTTCTGGATGAGGGCAAGCAGAGCGCCGCTCAGGAAGAGCAGACCAGAACTCTGAACATGATCGAAGCCGTCCTGGGGGCTGAGGCCAAGGATTCTGTGAAGCAGGCCCTGGATGCCGGCATGACTGCCGAACAGCTCAAGGCCGCCCAGACCATTTTCCAGGCCCAGAGTCAGGGAAGCGGGGGAGGCTCCGGCCAGGGCGGTGACTCCCGTCAGCGAATCCTGTCCGAGGTCGAGAAGGCCCATGGGTCTGAGGGAGTGAACGATGGAAGCGGCCAAGGGGGGACTCCTCCCAAGGGACCCGCCCAGGACGCCAAAGAGAGGGCCGAAAAGGCCAAGTCGTAGCGGGGCCCTGGAGGCTGTCGTGGCCTGCACGATCTAACCGTAAAAACAAGGAGCAAGTCATATGCCTGCGCAGACGGAGCCGAAGAACCTGCGGGATGTCCTCTTCTATGAGGACCAGCACCGCATGAGCCGAAGGGTCGTGACCTTCATGTCCGGCACTGCGTTCGAGGTCGGCCAGGTCTTGGGGAAGGACTACAAGGCCAAAACCAATTTCACCCAGGATTCCGGGACGGGCCTGAGCACCGGGGATGTTTCCCTTGGGCAGGAGGCCAAGAAGGGCGACTACGTGATCCATGGGACCGGGACTGACACCGGCTACATCATGGATCCCGATGGCTACCGGGTGGATGATTTCAGTTCCCTTACCTATGCCGGGAAGCATATCAGCATCGACTCCGGGACGGTGGCGTCCGACGACAAATACACGGTCACCGTCGGGGATTCCAGCGGGAAATACGTCCCGTTCGATCCCTCGGCGACCAACGGGGCCCATGAGCCCGCAGGCATCCCCATTGAGGCCTACGATGCCACCGATGGGGACGTAGAGGGCGTTGCGGTTGTCCGGGATGCGGTCCTGCTTCGGGATGGCCTGGTCTGGCCCGATACCATCACCACGGCCCAGAAGGAAGCCGCCCTGGAAGCATTCCAGGCGGTCAATATCCAGGTGAAAGATGCGGCCTAGCGCCGTGAAATACTGAGGAGGTTTTTACCTTATGCTCACGAATCCCTTTCAGGCAGATGCCTTCAACGTCTACGAACTGTCCCAGGCCATCGAGACTCTGCCGAACAACTACGGCAGAGTCCGGCGCATGGGGCTGATGCCCGTCCGGGGTGTCCGGACACGCAACGTGGTCGTGGAGGAGCGCGAGGGCGTCCTGAACCTTATTCCGAGCCAGCCCCCCGGCTCCCCCGGGACCCCAAACAAGACAGGCGCCCGGCGCGTGCGGACCTTCCAGGTCCCGCATCTTCCGCTGGACGATGTGATCCTGCCTCAGGAATATCAGGACCTTCGGGCCTTCGGTTCCGAGGACATGATGGCCGAGCTTAATGCCATCATGAACGATCACCTGCAATCCCTGAAGGACAAGCATGCGATCACCCTGGAATACCTGCGCATGGGGGCCTTGAAGGGGCTCATCCTGGACTCGGATGGGTCCGTGATCGCGGATCTGTTCAGCGAGTTCGACAAGACCCAGGAGGTGATCAACTTCGCCCTGAGCACGGACAGCACTGACGTTCGCGGAAAGTGCTTCCAGGTCCTGCGGCATATCGAGGACAACCTCCAGGGCGAGGTCTACGATGGCGTCCATTGCCTGTGCGATAGTCAGTTCATGGACGACCTGATCAATCACCCCAACGTCTACGACACCTTCCTGTATCAGGCGAGCGGACAGCTCCGGGATGATGTGCGGAAGAACTTCTCCTTCGGGGGGATTACTTTCGAGGAGTATCGTGGAAAGGCCACCGATATGGAGGGGACCCAGAGGGACTTCATCTCGACCGGCGAGGCCCACTTCTTCCCCACCGGGACCCGTCAGAGCTTCGAGACTGTGGCCGCCCCCGCGGACTTCCTGGAGACCGTCAACACCCGCGGCCAGCTCTTCTACGCCAAGCAGGAGGCCAAGAAATATAACCGGGGGATTGACCTGCATTCGCAGTCCAATCCTCTGCCGATCTGCTACCGGCCCGCCCTGTTGGTCAAGGGCACCAACTCCTAGTCCGTTCTGCTCTCTATGTGAGCCGGGTTCGACCCGGCTCTATTAGGGGGCAGAACCGAAATCTTGGAGCTATCTATGGATGTGAGTGTCGGGACCGGCATGGTGGCGTTGGCGATATCGGCCACAGTCGTTGCCATTGTATCGAGAGTCATCCCCCAGAGGCCATACAGCCCTGAATCCTCCAACGGGAAGAACGGCCAAGACCCTGTCTTCGTGGGCCGGAAGGAGTTCGACCGCCATTGTCAAGACAGCGCTCAGACTTTCCGGGAGATTCAGAGCAAGCTGGACCAGAACTTTCGGGAACTGCATTACAAGCTGGACCAGGGCTTCAACCAACTGCAGGGGCGCATGGAGGACCATGAAAAGCGGCTGGGGGTCATTGAGGCTCGCCATAAGGACTATACCGGGGATGATCTTCAAGGTGGGCAATCTTCTGAAAGTCATTCCAGAAACAGTGGCCCCGAGCGGAGATTCGGCAAGAAAGGAGACTTGGGACTCCGGCGAAGGTCTTCCGACGCCGAGGAGCCAGACCTGGAAATCCGTAACGCCCCCGAGGAGAGCGGGATCGGGGGAGATGGCAAAACCGACATAGGGTTCTGAGATGGGGCGAGAAGTCTTTTGCCAGCTTCGCAGGTTCAGCACTGATGATCAGGGGACCTTCGGCCTCCTGCATCTCATTCAAGAGTGGTTCGGGTGCTACACCATCGAGCTTCCCTGGAAGGACAATGAGCCTTTTCGGAGCTGTATCCCTGCCGGGACATACCCGTTTGTTCCTTATGAATCGAGCCAATTCGGCGATACCTACCTTGTCCAGGATGTTTCTGACCGTTGGGGCATCCTGCTTCATGCCGGAAATGTGGCCGGAGATGTCACCGAGGGCTACCGGACGCATAGCGAAGGTTGTTTGATGGTCGGAAAGCGCAAGGGGCGCCTGTGGGGCCAGAAGGCGGTGTTGCTTTCCCGTCCTACCATCCGGAGGCTGAAAGAGTCCCTGGATGGCCGGGAGGGCAAGATCGAGATCATAGACGATTGGAGGTAGAGCTTGCCACAACAGCCTTTGTTCGCCTTGGCCGAATCCTTGGACCTGTCTGTCCTCGCATGGGCCTTGCAGCTTTTTCTGGCCGCCATTGTGGCTTCCTGGCTCAAGAAACTGGCCGATCTTGTCGTGGGGTCCATCACTTTCAGGATGAACCGCTACGTCTCCCTGGGGGCCGAGGTCGAGGTCGATGGAATCATCAAGGGGACGATATCTTCCGTCACCTGGACTTCCATCAAGGTATCGAATCAAGAGGAGTTCCTTGTGGTGCCGACTTCCCGCTGGATGTGGCGCACCTGGAAATTTAAGCGCAGAGGGGGTGATTAGTGATGTGGGAACAGCTTTTTTCCTTGGTGTCCGGAGGCGGTCTGGGTTTTCTGGGCTCCATGGTTTCCAGTGTGACGGATATCTTCAAGCAAAGAGAGGAAAACCGTCATGACGAGAAGATGATGGAGCTGGAAAACCAGCATGTCAAGATGGAGACCGAGAAAGATGTCCAGGTTTCCCGCATGGAGACCATCGCCCAGAAGGAAGAGGCCGAGGCCGAGGCCGATGCCCAGGTGCGATCCAGGTCTTATGAGATGGACCAGAGGCGATATCTTTCCAAGAAGGCGATGGCCGGCAACGTGGTTGCCGTGGTCTTGATGGCGTCGGTGGACTTCGTCCGGGGAATGACCCGGCCTGTGCTCACCTTGTATCTTGCCGTGTTGTCCACTATGATCTTCTGGAAGGTTCAGGAGATCACTGGCGGCATGATCACCAGCGAAGAGCAGGCTGCCGAGATACTTCGGATCACCACGATGGGCCTGTTGCATTTCTTCGGTATGTCATTGGCCTGGTGGTTCGGTTCCCGATCCAAGTTCCTTGGCGGGTCCGGATTCAAGAGATCAAAGCTCAAGGTGGATTGATTTATGGCACTCAACCGCATCCGAGCAAACGTTCGTTATCCCAAGTCCAGCGACATGGCGACCTGGAGCCGCGATCAGATGAGTGTGCGCTATGATCAGGCCGTTTATATCAAGCCGGGGCTGAACAATGAGGAACAGCCCTACAACGAGGTTGTAGAGGACGATGTGGACCACGAGATTTTCCGCTGTGATCTTCC